AAAGCATATAGCCTAAAGCCAACAGATGGAAGTGGCGATTTAGACTTCACAAGAGCAAGCACGGCAACAAGGGTAAACGAGCAAGGGTTAATAGAATCAATTGCAACGGGTGTTCCTCGTATAGACTACACTGGCGGTGGATGCGGTAAATTGCTTTTAGAACCTCAGAGAACGAACTATATAACATATAGTAATTACGATGCATCTACTTGGACTCAAACAACGGCATCAATATCCATAAATAGTGCAACATCACCCGATGGCACAACAAATGCACACACGGCAACCCGAACAAGTGGAAGCACTCAAAGGATTGGTGTAGCTGCTTTTTCTGCAACCGTTGGTCAACCTTATACAAACTCTATTTATTTGCGTAAAGTAAGCGGAAGTGGTTTGGTGCGATTAATAGATATCAATAACACTCCAACCACATTTACCTTGACAACAGAATGGGTAAGGTATTCAGTAACTGCGATAGCCGTAGCGTCAACACAAAGACTTTATGTTGAAATGACACAAGATGGCGATGTGATTGAATTTTGGCAAGGGCAAATCGAAAACGGCTCATATAGCACCTCGCTGATACCCACCACCTCAACTGCGGTTACAAGGGTTAAAGATGAAACAAGCACTACTATTATTCCTACAATGACGGGAGTTAGTGAATTTACTTGGTTTTTTGATAATACAGATATGGATGTTTTGGTAAGCGTAGTTGTTTATATGCAGTTAAATTTAAGCGGGGGGGCTTTGAGATATTACTCTACAAATGGCGGTAGATTTAGGGGTAGTACTTATTTTGGGGATGTTAACGCAATAGGGAAATTAGCCGTAAAATGTGATGGAACAACTTTAAGTATGTTTAAAAATGGAGTTAAATCTGCAAGCACATTAGCAAGTGCGTTAGGTACTTTTGTCAATTTCTCGGGGTTTAATCAAGGGGGTGAAACTTTTAGCGGAGGTATGCAGTCTATGATGCTATTCCCAACCGCTTTGTCTGATGCAGAAATTATAGCACTAACAACAATATGAAATTTTTAAAATTTGAATTTACAGACGAAGCCGAATGGCTAACGGTAAAAGATAGCCTTTATGAAGAAGATGAAGAGGGAAACAAAACTCTAATCCCCGAAGTAACGGCAATCCACGAGATTGGCTTTATATGCCTTGCTAAAGATGAGGAAGGAAATTGTATTGACCTAAGTACTAAGTACGCAGTTGATATGCTATGCGAGGAACTTGAATGGCTTGCACCTTTTGTTGTTTGGCCTAATCCTTCGGGGGTACATATCTTTGCGGGATGGGCTGAGGCTTACAAGGCTGAGTTTTGTAGCATTTACCCAGATAGTCCTTACTGCGTTATTCCAGAAGTAAATGATGTTGTCGGATCTTAAAGTTTATTTGCTAAACATCTTATCTTTTGCCGTGTCATTTAGTGATCTTGACATGGTTCTTAAATTTGTTCTTTTGGTGGTGTCCATTGGTTACACCATAGAACGATGGATTAAATTAAGAAAGAATGAGTCACAAGGAAAGGATTGATCTTATCTTATCCAAGTGGGTAAGCCGCAAACTGACAGTGTTTGTGGTTGCATCCATTGGGTTGTTTGCTGGTTCTGTTAGGTCAGAAGACTGGGTGATTATTTCAACGGCATACATAGCAATTGAAGGAGTTACTAACATAGTAGAAAGGTTACGCAAATGATGACCACAAACGAGATTGTTAAGAAGTACGGCAAGCCAAATGAAACCGGTGCAAGTTATTTGACCACAATCCTTTTACCTTATCCCATGCGTTTGGCGTGGGACTTAGACACTAAAGTTTCTAAAATGAGATGCCATAAGTTAGCAGCAGAAGCATTTTTAAATGTTTTCAATGATTTACTTGCACACTATGGATTAAAGGAAATAGAAAGGCTTGGAATTGATTTGTTCGGGGGTTGTTTTAATTACCGTAAAATGCGAGGCGGAACAAGTTGGTCAAAGCATGCGTGGGGAATTGCAGTCGATTTAGATCCTGCAAGAAACAAGTTAAAAGAAACCGCAAAAACTGCGAGGTTTGCACGGCCAGAGTATCAACCAATGATTGACATATTCTACAAACATGGTTTTATAAGTCTTGGAGTAGAAAAGAATTATGACTGGCAACACTTTGAACTAAGAAAATAAACACAAACACACACATAAACATGAGCCAATTAGATCCGACATTTGAAGCATTCGCACAGAACCCACAGAAGGAAAGCGAAACACGCAAAGATTACTTCGTTAGAATAAGCGGCATTGTTGGCAAAGCACCACTGACAATTAAAAAACACTTTTCATTCTACAAATCAAAGATTGATGAATACTGTGAAGATGCAGGTGTTCCAACAAAAGACGTTAAGCACGGTTGGGTTAAAACAAAAGACACTTCTTTATTCTTTACTAATCCAGACTATGAAGGTGCGGTGTCTTATGATAAAATTCGTGACAAATTAGTTGCGGAATTAAAAAGCTATTCACCAAAATATCCTACTATAAAAAGGAACAAATCAAAGGATGGTCACTTGTTGGTCATTGATCCTGCTGATGTTCACATTGGCAAATTATGTGAAGCATTTGAGACTGGTGAAGACTATGATACAAACATTGCCGTGAGACGCGTTTTAGAGGGGGTACAAGGCATTATTGACAAATCGCAAGGGTATAACATAGATAAAATTTTATTCATCGGTGGTAACGATATTCTGCACATCGATAGTCCAAAGCGACAAACGACAAGCGGAACACCACAAGACACAGATGGAATGTGGTATTCTAATTTTCTCAAAGCTAAACAAGTGTATGTGGATGTTTTGGAAATGTTGATTCCGGTGGCGGATGTACATTTCACTTTTAATCCATCAAACCATGATTACCAAAGTGGGTTCTTTTTAGCTGATGTGATCAGTTCATGGTTCCGTAATAACAAGAATATAACCTTTGATTGTTCAATTGCCCACCGAAAGTACTTTGCTTATGGCACATCCTTAATTGGAACCACACACGGTGATGGTGCAAAGGCACAAGATCTTCCCTTGTTGATGGCGGTGGAATCAAATGAATGGGGAACAACCAAACATCGGTATGTGTACACACACCACGTTCACCATAAGACCTCAAAAGATTATCAAGGTGTAACAGTTGAAAGTTTAAGGTCACCAAGTGGAACTGATTCATGGCATCACCGGAATGGATACCAGCACGCACCAAAGGCAATTGAAGGTTTTCTTCACTCAAAAGAACACGGGCAAATCGCCCGTTTTACGCATTTATTCTGAGTGTTAACTGCATGAATTTTTCCTAATACTTCATTCACTTTAATACAAAACGCACAATATATTGGTAAGGTTTATTGTGCAAAATTAGGTTGCTTTATTCCGACATTATCCTAAATTAAAGCACATAAAGTACATTATACTACACTTTAGGATGCAAATACGTATAATATCGAATAATTACGTATCAAAAGAGCGTGTTACTGCACTATTAAACAAAAAAGCGGTTACCAGATTAACCGATAACCGCATGGTTTGTTGCTCAATAATTAACTTTAAAGTTTAATTTTTTTATTCTTTTTTATACTTATAAGTTCAAGAAGGGATATGAACCCAACTAAAAACGTGATGCCTGCATACACTGGGTAATCAACAAGTGAAACCATAAACCCTAAAGGCATCATCATTGTGCCTACTCTACAAATTAATTCTTTCATTTCTTTCATAGTTCAAAAGTAATATTAAAACTATATGCAAGGTCATTAGACTGCTTCTAAATAAGCATTGGTTTCTAAATATGCAATGTCATTGTTATTGCTGGCAATCTCATTTAGTAGTTGAACAATGGCTGCGTAGTCACGTTTGGTTTTTTTATCAAATCCCAAAAACGCTTCGATTGATTGCTGCCCATGTATCACACTGGAATGATCACGGCCACCTAAATATGAACCAATGTCGGTTAATACCATATTTGGCATGTATTGTTTAACTAAGTAAGAAAACATGTGACGCGGTACAACAAACCTTTGTTTCCTGCATTTCCCTTTTATTTCTTCTGGACTTTCTTTGTAATAGAATGCAACCACAGACATCAACAAATCAAAGTTCGTGTGGTAAGAGTAAGCAATTTGCATGTACTGATTATTTTCGTTTTGAAGGTTGTGTTTTGTTCTTAACTGCATTATTCGTTCACTCATATAACCGTTCTTTTTTAGTCGGTCTTCAAGTTCATTTATGTATATCCCCATTGCGGTAAGCAATTGTTTATTTTCGTTTATTTCTTTTCTAAGTTGTTTTATGTTCATAGGTATTCTTTGTGTGTGTTTATTTCTTTATCAATTGCAAAGTGATTAATCAAATACTCTTCGCTGGTTGGGATGTATGTGTTTAGTTCTTTGGCGGCTTTGGTTCTTATGTAGTCTATAAATTGTGTCATAATAAGACTGTCAAGGTCTGCGCTACTCATTAGGTACTTCTTACCTTTCTTTTCATATATAAGGCCATAGTCACGCTTTAAATCGGTTTTAGCCTCTTCAAGTGTTGCACCATAGGCAATGGCGTATAATGTCACAACAACGTGAAAGTACTTATTCTGTGATAGTGATCGTTTTTGTTTGATTTCTTTCAATTCAATCTTCTTACCGGATGCAATCAAGGCCGCAAACTTAATTTGGGCCTTGTTCACATCATAGTTATTTGAAAGATCAAAGGTCATTTGTGACGTTTATCAAATTTATAATCCCTTAATTCCTTGCTTGCTTTGCGGTATGCGCTTACCAACTTTCTGTAATGTTCATCACCTTCAAAAAGTTCATCATCATCTGGTTCCGCTTTCAGCACCTCAAAATACTGTCTAAATTCTTGAGGTACTTGAGCAAATTGTTCTTCTGTTATTTTGATGAATAAGTTAATCATTAAAAAGTATTTTTTAAATGTAATTTAAAATGGTATTTCATCACTTTCATCAACCGGTATTTCATTAGGCTTTGACATTGCTTTGAACTCTTCACTTGAAACTATTTTATCTTTTAGAAAGTCCGGTAATGAATTAAAAACATCTTCGTTGAACTCATCAAATGCAAGGACTTGATCAGCGTTTATTTGTGCTGGGCATTCCATACCTTTTGGAAGTAAGTTTACACCGGTCAAGTTTGCATAGGTGTTGCCATTCTTTGCAACTTTGTGACTGATGGATATAAGGCAAGGCTTGCCAATTAGTGCGGTAACATCAAACGATAAAGCCTCCTTTTCTGTAAATGTTTTACCTCTCCATGATTCCAAGAATTGACGGAGGGTTGATTTTTCGTGCATTGAAAGGGTAAATTCTTTACTAATTACAAGCGGTTGTTCACCGTTTTCTTCCTTGAATACTTTTGTTTCTGTGGGTAGCTCCCATGTGATTCTAACCTTGTTTAGTTTCTTTGCTACACCTTGAATGGTCTCTTCGTTGGTGCCAAGTTGAATCATTGAATAACATCTTGCTGCATAGCTGCCTGCTGCGATTGGTTCACGGTCAAATGATGTTGCGGTGTTTGTTGCGATAATTGCCATAATTTAATTTTTAATTTGTTTGTTTATTTCTGAATATTGATTTTTGAATAGTCTAATTATTTCTTCTTTGGTTGCTTGGTCCATACGTACAAGCCTGCCAAGTAAAGCATTGTTTACTGTCTGAGGGTGTATGCCTAATTGGTCTGCAATTCGTTTCTGGATTCCTCTGAAGGGTTTCTTTCTGGTTTGTTCTAATATGTCTTTCATTAAATGTAATTTATTTTATCTTGTGTATTTTACTTTTCTTTTGTTTCCTTCCTGCAAGTATTGCAGTACATTTTGCGCGTTGCAGTAATCATAGAATTCAAGTTCACGTTTAACGGTGTCATGTCCAAAGCTACTGAATGGATTGTATTCGTCATCTTCTTGGTAGTGCAGGCGATTGTCAACAATCCAGTCTATAAATTCACCGGTATCAATAAACACATCTAAAAGAATGCGCATGTCATGGTTATCTTCAAGGCAACAGATAAGGTATTGATCGTGGTCTTGGTACTTGCTGAATGTGGTCACAATGTTGTCACCATCAACGTGGGGTATTGTTTCAGCAATTAAAAAGCAATTAAGTAATGACAAATCACGCGAACGATTAAAGTCATTTTGGAGGTTATTTAGTTCGTGGTTCATGGTTTTATATTAATGCAAATATAATTGTATAACTATATGCAACACCAATAGAATGATTATAAATAAGAACTTAACTCTTTTTGGTATATTCCTAAATACTCATTTAACCGGTTCCTTTCTGCAATCCTTTCATCTGGTGATCTAAGAACTTTGTCAACTGTTTTGATGTAATCGTTTAACCTTAGATTCAAATCTTTCAGATCATTCACGTTCAATTTAATCAATGGGTGTGCAGGAAGTGATTCAATCCAGTTTAAGTACTGAATGCCAAATGTATCAATTAAGCCTTCGCGGTATCTCTTATCGTCACCACCTTTGTATGAGTTGGAATGCCGTGACTGTTGGAATATGTTGTGTGCATGAAATGCTAAAGTAGGGTGTGCCAATCTTCCATAGTAATGGCCTGCATCATTAATGGCTGAGTGCTTGCCGGATGCAATGCACTTTTGACCATGATCAATTAACCTTATTATTTTATTGATTTTTACCTGCACATCCTTTTGCCAGTCGGAACGTGTTTTTAACAGTTCTTTGTTTTTTGTCTTTTGTTCTGTCTTGATTTTACGAATATTTGTGACATGTTTAATAGCATGCTTGTATAGTTGTTCTTTACCCTCTGGCGTTGTTTTAAGCCATTGATCATGACACTTTGAACAAAGTCCATACGTACGTACTAAAACAAGCCCACCACAACCATCAAAATTAATGGCTTTATTTTGGCCTTTACATTTCTTTTCTTTTAATCTCATTTAAGTATTACTTAATATAAATAATAAATCCTTCAAACACCACCGCCACAATGGCCCATGATAATACCTTTCTGGTTCTTCTTAACTTCATAATCTTATCACGTGTATCAGCAGCAGAATTTTTTAGCATTTGACTTTTAAGATCAAGACTTTTTTTGTATTGAATGCTGATTTGTTTTTGATCCTGCAATTCATATAGTTCTAATATACGAAGCGAATCACAAAGTTGTAGTTCACGATATAACGTATTCAAACGTATATTGTCGGCCTTGTAAAGTTCAACCGGTGTGTGAATACTATCTTGTATACAAATAGAGGTCAATGGAATCTCTGAGGTTTGCGCGGATGCTAATTTGGCCATTGTCAGAAGTGCGATTAATAGTACTTGTTTCATATTGTATTTTTGTTTTAAGTTTAGTTATGGTTTTAATTTTAGTTATTTGTATGGTGTCAATTCTTAATTCAATGGAATCAATTTGTTCAATTGGATCTGGTTCTGGTGGTGCAGGTTTGCGGCACTGCTTAATATTGACTATTAACACCATCAGCAGAAGCGCAATGATGAATCCAACAAGTAAGATGTTATCTTTTATCATGCTGCAAATTTAACTATATTGATAAATATATTAATAAGTGTATTTTAAATGTACACTATTTTGAGTGATTCCAAATAAGAAAGAAAAATGAAAATAATTGTATCAATGTGATAGTTGCACATAGTTTACATATTACATTTGTGGTAACATAAACGGAAAAAAGAAATGAAAAAGTACTTTAAAAGCCAAACGACCTTTACGCTAAACGAATTAAAGCAGATAGTATCAAGCAACCCAAGTTTAGGATTTTACTTTCCATTAGAGCATCCATTAAGTAAGGATGAGATAACTATACATAATTGGAATAATGGAAGTAAAGGGAAGTCTTCTAAAAGTTTTAATAGAGTATCGGACGAAAAAATAATAATAAAATAACCAACTAAGGGGAGCGTAAAACCTCCCCATTAATTTAACACCATGAAAAAAACAATCTTATCAATATCACTTTTGGCCTTCATCAGTACACAGTCTATGTGGTACGGTAGACCAATTATACAACCTATTCAAATAGATACACTTTTAAACGCCATCATGGCCGTTGAATCTAATTTTGATAGTATGGCATACAATTCAAAAGAAAATGCCGTAGGAGTGCTACAAATACGCCCTATTATGGTGCGAGAGGTTAACCGGTTACTTGGTGAAGACAAATACACGTTAAAAGATCGTTGGAGTAAGGCAAAAAGCATTGAAATGTTTAACGTGATACGCTCACACACCAAGAACCCAACAGATGAAAGGATTGCACGCAATTGGAACGGTGGTTGGAATGGACATAAGAAGAAAAGCACATTAAAATATTGGAATAAGGTAAAAAAACAAATAAAATGATAATCACAATTAAATATTTTGGAATTACGTATTCCATCGAAACAAAAGAAGACAACTTAAACGCAACAGAAATGCTTGAAACATTCACTAACTTAATGAAGTGTATAGGATTTCAACAAAGTTCTATTGATGGGGCAATTATGGGATTAAATGAACAGATTGACTTATGAAACCAGCAATTGAATTATACATTAGCACAGTAAGGCTACTTACTATAATGGACATGGTAAATATGCCCAACAACGGCTTTAAAAAGGCCATAAGAAGCATTGAAGACTGGGCCGCAAAACAAAGCTACATATTAGAAGATATGGATTCAGAAGCGCACGAACGAATCATCCACAACTTCAATGTCATAATGGATTCAATTGATCATGAGGTTCTGAGTACACCAATAGGTGAATTGACTGTTGAAGCGAATTAGTTATTGACAAATTATAAATAAGTAGATAAGAGATAAAAGAAAGAGTATATTTGTACTGCGAAGCATTTAATTCATGGATATTACAATTAGAATTTACAAAACATTTAACCACAACGGGCGGTTTTCATTTATCCATAATGTTTCGCAACTCCGCTCGTTGGGTTATTAAATTTAATATAAAAAAAGCGAAACAAAATGGCAAAAAAACTTACCAAAAGAAAAGCGTTTAACTTCCTAAGGAGTTATTACGATGTACTTAATGAATTGAATGATGACAAAGACAAATTAAATTATTTGTTAGCAATCATTGATAAACAATTTTTAGATGAAGATCCTAAAGGATTAACTTTTTTAACTAATTTATGTTATGAAAGTCAAAGGCATGCAATAGAATCAAGTGTTAATGGATGGAAAAGAGCAAATAAAACTGATTTATTAGGCACCCCAATAACCACCACAGACAACACCCTGCCAACCACCCCACCAACCCCCTTAGGGACTAACCCACCAACCACCCCAAAGGAAGAGAAAGAAGAAGAAGAAGAGAAAGAAAAAGAGAAAAAGAAAGATAAAAAAAATAAAATTCCCCCCTTTATTGAATTTAGAGATTATGCTTTAGAAAACAAACCACTTGCAAACATCAAAGACCTAAAACTTAAATACGATAGTTGGTTAGCTAATGGATGGAAAGATGGTCACGATAAGAAGATATTAAATTGGAAATCAAAAATACTTAATACATTACCTTTTATAAAAGAAAGTATAGATACACCAGTTGATCAGTATGCAGCACACATGAGAAATTTAACAAGAGCATGAACATATATAATTCTTCACAACGGATTACAGAGATAGATAGTCTAATTTCTAAAGGCTTTCAAAAAGGTTATCAGATGCCATTTGCATGTTTAGATGACTTGTATAGTGTTAAATTGGGTGCAACCTCTTATTATTGTGGTCATGAATACAGTGGGAAAAGTGAATTCTTATTTGAACGTGATGTGTGGTTAAGCAAAAAGTTTGGTTTAACGCATTGCATATTCTCACCAGAGACTGGAAATGTTGATGACATACTTTGTGAGATAGCACACAAGTGGATAGGCAAACCGGTTACGGGGCCATTCAAGGTAGATGAAAAGACAAGGTACAAAGCAATGCAGGCCATTAGTCCTTACTTTCATATTATTGAAGTAGATAAGGAAGTAAGCCTAAAACAAATATTTACAATGGTAGATGAATACGAAAAGAAGATGGGCATCAACATAAACACTTTGACCATAGATCCATTTAATGAGTTGCAATGGGACATGAATGGATTACCTCGTGACATGTGGCTTGAAAATACACTGGGGGATATAAGAAGACAAGCAAGGGAAAGAAACAAACATATCACCATTATCACACATCCAATAGAAAGCGATAGGCTTTATCACAAAGATGGTTACATGTTACCACCCACACGCAAACAATATGCAGGGGG